AGTCTATATTTATACGTTAATTTTTATCCATTGTAACAGTACCGCTGTCAAATGTTAAATAAGTTCCAGTGTACGTTACATCTCTATTGTGTGTTATTTGAGTAGGTAACGCAAAATTTGTTCTTAAGGTTTGTCCACCCGCATTAGAAGTCATTAAAAATATAGCATTTTGACCGTCTAAAGAAGAACGAGTGCCTGTAACTAAAATATTGTTTAATACATTGAAATTAATACCCGAGTGTGTATTACTAAGTCCAAATGCTGTATTAGCAAACTTATTTAGTGTACTAAATCTAGGACCTGCTGAAGCAAAACCTTGAACTATATTTACACTGTTGATTACTCTTCTAACTCTACTTAGGTATGTAATATTAATAGGTGTTCGTTTTAATGTTATATCTCTAGTACTTGAAGTAAACGGTGATACTGTACTACTAAGGAAATCAGGTTTACCCACTAAATGAGCGTTTGCTCTTAATGAAGTTCCATCATCAACTGTACCTAATCTTCGACCAATAATACTAGAGAACAAAGTATTAAGTATACTGAATAATGGAGTTTGAACTCCGCCTGATACAATTCCTGTAATAGGGAAAGTAATTCTAGCATTGATTCTACTTTCTATATTAACTTGACCTGTAAAGTAAAATCCTGAAGTGTGCATAGTCTTTTTAAAACTATCTCTCCAGTCATTTATTGTTCGACCAACTTTAATAACATAAGAAAAATCTTGATAGTATAAACTATCTTGTACTCTCATTGCTGTTTCTGAAACTTGACCATCTTGTGATAGATATGCACCAGAAGTATCTACAACAGTACCAATAGTCATAGTAGAAGTTGCTAAATCATTTTTCGCAACGATTGCTTGTGCGCCACCCGCTGCTGTTATTGTTGTATCTACGGCAAACGATCCTGTTGGACTTGAAACTTTTAAAACACCTGTACCTGATGTATAAGATACAACAGTTGCTGTAACTGCAGCTGAATTAATATCAACTCCAGTAACTACTTCTCCTACTTTATAAGAACCCGATAAATTTGTTACTATTATATAACTAGGTAGTGCTATTGTAGGTGGAGTAGGAGCTGCCTCATAACCAAAACCTGACTCAACAACTTTTAATCCTAATACTCTACCAATATCTGTACCGTAAGCATATACGGATGCTCCATTACCAGTTGTATCAGCTACTACGACAGTAGGTAAAGATTTATAATTATTTCCAGCATTAATAATTCTAATATCTGTTATATCACCTGTACCTGTACCACTTTCTTGTACAAGTTTATTTCCTGTGTACAAATCACCTCTAGTAGTTTCATCTTCAAATACAATGTGATCTTCCGTTACGGAAGTTGAATCTTCTTGGGTAAATCCACCATTAACAATTGAAACTTTTGCTTTAACTGATCCGCCACCTGTTCCTGTATTTGTGAATATTAAATTATCATCAATTTCGTAACCAGCGCCACTATTACCAATTATAAATTCTGTGATCTTACCTCGACCAACAGCTTCAACATGGACAGTAGCTCCTTGACCACCCCCCGTAACCGTAACTGTATCATTTTCATTATATAAACTTCCATTATTAGTTAGTGTTTGTGTGGCAGGTATACCTGTAACAGCAGCTTTGATAAAACTATCGTCTGTGTCTAATTTTGTTCCTCTAATAGTTTCGTTAATTTGAAAAGTACCTAAAATAGTATCTTCATTTAATATAAATTCTGAAACTTCAGTAGCACCAATTTGTAATTTATTTACATCTTCTATAATGGCAGTAGCGCCAGATGTTTCTCCAGTTATTGTTCTACCAACTAAATCTAAGGTATCTCCAGCTGAAGCGAGTGCTCTTAATATTTTTTGAGTATCCCATTTACCATCAGATACTCTTAACATATTTTCTCTAGGATAAATTGTTTCTGATTCTAAACCAAATAGTAGTTTAAAAAATAATGCATGTCCTCTATCAGTACCTTTTGTTCTATAAAGTGATTTAATATTTTTAATTAAGTTTCTTTTATCAATAGAGGTATATAAAGTTTCAGGTAGAGTACTTAAAAATTCATTTCTGAATTTAGTTAAAAAATTTGATATAACTTTATCAGGATCTCTAAAATTTAATAAGTCTTGTATAGTGTTTACGGGATTTGGTTTGTATATGTTAACTAATGCACTTGCGTTAGATGAATTACCTAGTATAGTTTCTCCTACAATAAATTTATCTTGTGCGGATATGAACAAACGACCATTAACTAAATCTTCCGCTAAAACTGTTGTTGTAGCATTTGATGTTTGACCTGTGATAGTTTCACCTCTAGTAAATTTACCAAATGTAGAACTTTCTAAAATTATTTTACTACCAGCGTCTAGTTGTGTTCTATCGGTATCTAAACGAGAACCATCTAATAGTAATTCGTTAGTTTGAGAGGTTTCAGTTTCTAATAAAATACCATCAGTTGTTTGAACTGAAGTTACAGTTAACTCAGCTGATTCCATAAACGCATAATACGTTTTGATGAACTCTAAAAATTTGGGGTGTTGCTCTAATACGAACTCAGGTGCCTGTTGATTAATCAGGTTGGATATTTTGTCCGTAAATTTTGCCATTGTTATGTGTTGTAACTAGATGTTGTTGTATAACCCACACCAGCATCTGATGAACCTCCAACAAATGAGTCTGCGGTAACTGTGATATTTGAGTTTGTTGTATCTATTTCTAAAATCTGATCTCTAACTGGAACAACGTCATTTGAATTTGGTTGAACTGTTATTTCAATTACATTTGAAGATAACCCTCTAATATTTTCTATACTACTAACATTTAAAGAGTTAATAGTAATTTGTCCTGTTGCATAGTCAACAGTTCCTTGTGTACTATTGCTATATGTTCTAACTGAACCTGCAAAGTAGTATCTACGTATATTACCTGAACCATCATCATCTAGGTAGTATATATTTGTTGTATCTCCATTAACTTTAAATCCAGAAGAGCTTATAATACCACCAGCAGTAATATTGTGACCCGCATGAGGATTGTATATAGAATTTCTAAAGAAAATATCATATTTTGTAGAAGTATTAAATGTTGGAGTAAATGTTTTTCTTATTTGTAACGTTGTGATGTTTGAAAGAATAGATGTGTCTGTCTTATCAATTAATTCTACAACTTTTGAATATCTAAACATACTATCAAACTTTTGTAATGTGTTTGTATTGTAATTTGTTAATACTGTAGTAATTTCTGACTTTAATGTTTCAGCTGTTTTTGTAGTAGCCTTTTCATCAAACTTAACTGATGATGTTAATAATAATGTAGTAGTTTCGGGATCAATAATTTGAGGTCTAACCGAAGCAACATTATATTTTTTTAATTTAGCTATGATACTTGCTTTTGTTGTTTCTGTAAGAGTAGAACCTGATGCTGCTTTAATCGCAATCTTTACTACACCATAAATTGGAGTTTCATCATCTTCTCCACCCCATGCTGAAACTGATAAAGCATTTGGATAAATTTCTTGTACTTTAGTTTCGTAATCTGTAGTTGTTACAGCTCTATCTTGTGCTGAATACTGTAAAGGTGCATTGTATCTAATTGATTCTTTTGTTTGAGCTTCTGATCCACCTTGAGCACTTGAAACTGATGTTATAGTAACATCTGAAAACCCACCAACTGTTCCTGATAATGCAAATGCTGCAGCTCCGTTTGCTTCATCTTTATTTGAAACCATATATTCCATAATAACAATGTTACCATCGGATAAAGATTTTCCAATCACACCGTCACCAAAATAAGTTTCGAATTTACCATCTTCACCCTCTTGTAAGAAATAAGATTTTGATATAGAATCTAAACTTGTAATACCTGACGCTAATGAATAGGTCGATGTTGCAGTATCATATAATGAATTTTGAACTTGTACTTTTAAAGTAGATGTATCTGCATTAACACTTGGAATAACAAATCTTTGATCCGGATCTGAACTATCTACTGTATATTTGAAAGTAACTAGCGTACCTTCGTATATTGAAATATTTGAAAATTTATAAACACCATCTGTGGGTGTAATTGTATGTGAAGCATTTGTTACAAATTCATAAGACGTTCCATCTACACTAGTTGTAAACGTTGTACCTTTTGCCATTGTAACTGTTGGGCCAGTAGCATTGTTTATTAAAATATCTATTACTGATGATGGTGACTTTGCTGATGTTGGAGTGTATCCTAACATCTTTGCTAATGAAACTATATTTTTTCTGATGTCAGCACTGTCTAGGTACATTTCATTTGCTAACATATTAGCATTGAAACCTAAGTAGTGAGTATTGTATGCAAGTACATCTAATAATACAGCAAACCCAGAACCTTCAAAATCGTAATCTTGGAACTCTGATTGATTTTGTAAAAAGGTCTTTAGATTGCTTTTTATATTGTCAAAATCTAATTCTGAAACTTCTAATTTATTACTTGCCATATTATCTTAATCTTTCTAAAAATGTTTCTACTGTTATTGGTTGTGATACGCCGACCACATAAAATTTAATTTCTAATTGGTATCTATTACCATCAATATCAGGTCTAGCGATAATCTGTGTTAATTTAATTCTTGGTTCAAAATTATTTAATACTTCTTCAATTTTTCTTTGTAAGTTTAAAGCAGTTAAGGGTGAAATTGGTTCAAACAAAAGTGCTCTTACATTTCCACCAATTTCTGGATGGAATGGTCTTTCAAAGTGATTAGTTTGAATTAAATTTCTAACACTTCTTTTTACTGCCTCAACATCAGTTAATTTATTAACATCATTAGTTACAACATTTCTTCCAAAGTCTAAATCTAAATCTTTATAGATTCTAGTTGCTCTCTTACTATTATTAGATACGTTTTCTACACTATAACTTGGCATAACACTAATATTTATACACGATTACCCAGCGTTTACGTTAGAACTTCCACCAGTGGCCGAATTAGCTACCCAACTACCATGACCACCAGTAGCGTCACCATTTCTATGAATAGCGATACTATTTACAAATACAGTTGAACTACCTCCCACCGCAGGATCACCACAACTTGTAGCGTCACCTA